TGCCACCACCCTTGCCGCCGCCGGAAAGTCCGCCAAGCAAGCCGCCGATGCCGCTAGTGAGGTTGGCGGTCTGCTGGTTGAGGAAGTTCGTCATCGCGGCGGCGTTGACCTGCGACTGTTCTCCGGCTTCTTTCGCTGCGCCAGCGCGCGCGCCGCCGATGGCTTGCGTCATGCCGGTGGAGACTGGCAGTCCCGCGAAGTCTGACATGCTTTTAATCGCGCCTTGACCGAAGTGGTATTGCGCCAACGCCGTTTGTTCGGGCGTGATGCCGCCGCCCGCAGTTTGTTTTTGACCGATGCCACCAGTTCCGATGCCGGTCATGTCAGTTCTAGGTTGTAGCGCGGCGTTAGGCTTGTAGCACCGAGGCGATAAGCCATCGGTGCGATGTCAATGTCGGTGTCGGATGACAGTTTCCATCGTACACACTTGCGTTTTCTGCCCCACGCTATCGAGTCGCGCAGCAGTTTGAACGCCTCCCACATGTATCCGTCGTCGGCGCAGATGAACACGACGTTGACCTCGAAATCCGCGGGCATCCACGGCACCACCGAAATCATTGAAATGCAAAACGCATTTGCGGTGCGCACGCCGTGGAACATCAGCGGCGACTTGAGGACAATGTTGCGAAACCAGTTCTCGGTCGTCGCGTCGTCCCAGTTGTTTCCGTACCTTTTTTTCCCCAAAAAAATTAACCACTGTATATCATTTTCTGTTAACAGCCAGGGATCGAGCAAAACCGCGTCTTGATCGCTCACCAGTACGGGAAGATCACTGGGCCTCTGTCCGTCCACCACCACGGGTTCGACACCCCGGTTACCAGTCCCGGTCCCGTTCCTGCCTGCATGGGTTCTGTTGTCGGCAGCGGCAGGATCGCTCGGTTTGCGATGAAGTGATGTTGGTGATTGAGGAAGGTCCACCATGCTCTGTTCTCCGGTGTCTGCCCATCGCCTTCTAACAAAATTCCGGGCTGGTGGATACCGAAGCTCTGTCCGCCGAGGGCATTGGCCTGATCGTAAGGCGGGTGAGTGATGGTCAGAGCGGCGTTGGTTGTCGTCGTGGGCTGGCTAGTGGTGTAGATGCCGTTTCCTCCCGCCGATCCAGTTTGCTGGCCGACGATTGTGGTTCCGGCCGGAATGCCGACGCCGGACACGCCCGATCCTATGAGGAACGTGGTGCTTAGTCCGCTGATGGTGAGGCTGGTCGTGCCGGTTGAGTTGCCGGTGCCGGTGACCGTAGGCGGGACGACGTGAGTGAGAGTGTAGCCGTCGTCAAAGTTTGCGGGCAAGTCGGAGTTGAAATCGTTGTGCGACTGCTGGTGCTTCTTGTTCCAGTTCCACGCCGGTTGGTCGGTGTTGTGAGTGGGATCGAGAATGTAGGGCAACGTGTTGAACTGGGCGAGGTTGCCCTGCACAGCATGATTGCCCATGATCGCGAAATATTGCCGGTGCTGCATCATATGCTCGAACGCGAAGATGGGATCATCTGCGTTGAGCAGCACTGCACCGGGCACGCTACTCTCCGCGTCGGCGGCCACCGCGTAGCTGGCGCGAGATCAGCGGGCTTTCCTCCTGTGGGCCATAACGGGAAAGCGCCGTGCCAATGGGATCGAAGCCACGCGGCGAAATGCGATCCATGCCGAAATCGGAATTACCGTTTCGTACCGCGCCTCTTGGACCGACGAGCGGTTCGGTGCCCAAGCGCAAAGGACCTGCGAGTGAGCGTTCGGATTTCAGATAGCCGTCCGGGCTGAGAAAGAACGCCGAAGGAGCGTTCCGTTCTACCCCGCTGTCCCGTCCTCTCGGCCATTCACGTTGCTTTTCCCTTGGCATCCTTGCCTCCGCGTCTGAGGTTCTGCCCAGTGTTGCCTCTACGCGCATTCTCTTTGCGCGGCACCGGCTCAAGGTGGTGCGGATTAACGCAGCAGCGCACTCGGCAGAGGTGATCGAGGTCCATCCCGTCTGGGATTGGGCCAATGAAGTGTTCGTATGAAGCCCTGTGGGCCATCTTTTTGATGTTCGAGCCTTTGATGTGGTGAAATTGACCGTATCCACCGACATCCAGCCCGCCAAGCCAGATAAAACAGCCCGACTCGGGCACTGGCATCGTGTAGTGCTCAAATCTCTCGGAGAACGGGGCGTCGAACCTAAGCCCTCTCCCGCTCTGGATTGTGCCGCTCATCGGAAGCTCCCTTGGTCCGCCGCAGGGGGATGCTGAAAATCCCCAGCGCGTCGATCACTTCCATCAGACTATTGCAAGTGACGACCCGGACGCCAGCGGCTCTCAGCTTCTCATGCATGGCGGACTGTACCGGCGTCAGCTTCCCGCTGTGTGATTTCAACTCGATGCCGAGGGTGAACCCGTTGAAGAACACCAGCATGTCCGGCATTCCCTGCTTGAGGCCCGCACCCTTGAGCCGCCCAGCAGTGGATTTGGTCAGCACGCCCCAGCCAGCAGGAAATGTCGTGTACATCGCTGGCGGCATCAGCGCCCAGTCGAGATATTGCGCCACGGTCGCGTGAAGCTGCGCCTCCGTAGGCTCGGTCAGCGTCAGCCGCAGTGGTTTCATCGTCGCGCGCTTCGCACCGGACCAGTGCGCGCTCCGGGGCGGGGCGATCTACGCCCGGAGCGCGCCGGTCCGTGTCGGCCACGGCTCCAATCGCTGGGCCAAGCCCCATCGGACCATGGCATCCGGCGAACCGGACCGTGCCGACCGGGCGCTCGTCGTCCGCGTGACATCAGTGCCGCCCTTTGCGTGCCATCGGCAGACGCCTACGCCTGCCACGTCTACCCCGGCGAGCCGTTATACCGAGATTGAAGAAAGGCGGACCGCCGAGTTTACGTCGTCCGCGCCTCGCCATTAGTACCTCCCGCCACCTCGCCGAGATCGCCGATACCGCTGACCTCCACCGTGTGGGCTGCAAGCCCTGGTTTCCTTGGCGCGCGTTCTCGGGACAGGAACCTCGGAGCGTGGGGTTCTGGTACGAAAGCGACCGGCGGGATCGACGCGAGAGCGCGGGCCTAAATTCACGCCTCTTGCCATCACAGCCTCCCAATTCTTCTCATGCGAAAGCCACGCCGGTTGTTTGCGTGGGTCATCCGATACGAATTAGGCCGGGTGACAGCAGTACGAAAGCTGCCAAACCCCGGCCTCAATTCTTTCGGCCTCAATGCCCGATGTAGATTTCGGGAATTGTTAAGGCCGATGCGAGGGGTTGGCACTTACCGCCGCCTGCGATGCTTACGTGCCCTGATGCGGCGTGCGCGTCGCGTCATTTTGAGACGCCTAGTCCTACGGCGTGCCATCAGTACCCCCTACGTCGTCCACGTCGCCTAGCGCGACCTGCCCGACGCGACGCTGGCACAAGCACCATGCGTCTACGCCTTCTGCGCGCCACGGTTACCGCCTCCGTCTGCGGCCGCCGCGCCTACGTCGCCTTCCACCGCGTCTGCGTCTTGCCATGCTTCTTCTCCTCTTGCTGAGTCGGCCATCTTACGCGCCCCACAGCGTGCGTTCCTCTGAAACGATGTGCAGGCGTTCGAGAGTAAAATCCGGCGAAATGCTCTGGATGTCAACTGCCCCCGCGATGCCTGCGCCCGCAATGGGTTGCGGCTGCATGTCGTAACGCTTGCCGGGAGGCATGGTGAAACCGATGTCCTGTGCGCCGCCGGGTACGCCGCCCGCAGCCGACGTGAACGTGCCGGTGATGTCCACTCCGCGTCCGTCGTTGTCATAGAACTCGAGGAACAGGCGCTTGGCGTTCTTGATCGTGAGCATCGACAGTCCAGTGCCACGCAAATATTTGGTCGAGAGTTTTTTGTTGAGAGCGGGATCGGGTTGCGCGAACAGTTGGTAGAGACTTGTGCCGTCTGTGCCGTAGGGCGTGATGATGCTGTCTTGCTCGTAGGCTCCGATGTGGGTCAGTTCGAGGTTCTGCGACGCCACCGACCAGAACTCCTGACCGCCGCTGCGCGGGTGCCACATCAGCAATAGGTTGCGAGTGACGCCGAACGGGTCGGTGAAGCGACCGTTGCACAAGAGAACGCGAAACCCGAACATCGTTGCCGGACACATGGTCGGGTAATACAGGCTGTCATCGAGCGTGTTGAAGATGTTGGTGATCTTGTAGCCGATCTCGCGCGCCTCGCCGCCGCGACACTCGAAAATCCCCGCTCCGGTGAACATCTGCATGTAGCGCCCGATGCGTCCGACCGGGCGCGGGTAACGCTGGCCGACTTGCGGGTCGATGTTCTCGTAGTTCATGTTGGTGGTGAAGGGTGCCTCCGGCGTGCCCTGGCCGGAAAGCTGCACGTTGGCGATCAAGTCGATGCTGCTGTCGCCGTAAACGTAGAGGTAGCCTGCCGAAGCGGCCAAATCCATGTAGCTATAGGTTAGCTTGTCCCCGAAGTACCCAAAGCTGCCACCACCATCTGTCGTCGCAAAGTCCGCTCCGTTGGAGGGAGCCGAGAAGGAGATCACGTCTTTCCCGGCCACGAACAGGCGGCTTTGGTACACCTCCATCGCGTAAATCCCCGGCAGTCCGGTCGGCATCGTGAACGGCACTCCCGGTGTCGTTTCCAATCCGTCCGTCAACCAGTCCGGTGCCGCCGACCCCGGCGGAAATAGCGTCCCGTCCCATGCGTACAGTCCCTGTGGTGAGCCGAACAAGACGCCGCCTTGTTGGCCTGCTGTGCTTCCGAAGAATTGCGGCCTCCATACTTTTGCACTGGCCCAGTAGTTTGGTGCAATAGGTTGCCAGATTTGTCCTATCGGCGTGGTTTCGTGCGTGTCGAGATCGACCTGATCCACGTTGCCGCTGTCGAGAAACATCCAGCCCAGGCGGCCCGGTGGCGGCTTCTGGAATTGCGGTGTGGTGTTGCCGATGAAGCCGAAAAACATGCGGACGATGCGTGAGCCAGCAGGCGCGGTATAGATCGCGGGTCCGTGTCCCCAGCATGAGCGCAGGTTGCCTGGGGCTATCGCGAACAGATTTTCGTTCCACCACTCCTCGTCATCGTCAATGGAGCCGCGACGGCCTTGCTGGTTGAGGCCCTTCCACGTTCCCAGAGTAAATGGTTCGTTCTGCTCTCGGTCTGTCTGTATTGGCATCAGGCGGACCGCAGTGTTGCGCCGTAGGCAGTTTGCAGCATTTGCGGGCAGACAACCGACGCGCACATCGGAAGATCGGTGTTGAACATCACCGCCATCGCCGCTGCATCTTCACGCCGCTGCTGCTGCAGCAGACATAGCGTTGCCGCCCAGTACGACACGGCGTCAGTCCACGGAAACGGGATTGGATCGACATCCTTGTCGGTGAGCAGTGGTTGCGGAATGACGGTGAGATCGACCTCCATCGGCATGTTCTGGGTCGGGATCGGAGCAAGATAAATCTGGCCGAGAGGACCCACGCCGTACTGCGCCCACCATCCCGGCTCGCTGATGGTGCCCATGAAGGTGCCGCCATAAATGCGAAAGCGCGCTTGGAAATCGGTCCAAATCAGCCGCCGCCACATCGGTTTCCACGAACCGCCCTCGATCTTGGGTTCGGCAGCGTTGAGGTTCCAGCGCCCGCCAATGCCAATCGCGAGCGAGCGACACGCCAGGATGCTGTGGGCCTGCGGCATGACACCCTGCACCAGCGCATTCCAGCCGGAGAAGGTGTACGTTTCGCGAAACGGGATGGTTTGCGTGCCGGGAGGAATGACGCGCAGGCATCCGCTCACCGCCGCAATGCGCCGCCGCGAACGATTGATGTACTTAGTCAGCGTTGGGATCGTGAAGAATTGACCCTGCGCGTCGTTCAGCAGGTCCTGCGTGTCGGTGATGTACTGTTCTAACATGCCGCAGCATACTTACTTCCGGCGACGGCGTCGCCCGTTCCTTTCCGGCGGTGGCTCCTCTGGCGGTGGCTCCTCTGGCAGCGGTGGTGGCTCCTCTAACAGCGATGCTTGCCCGATTTGCGCTTCCGCCAAGCGCGGAGTGAGCGGCGGCGGTGTGATCGACGGGCCTACCGGGGGTCCCCATCCGCCTATGGGGATGTTCTGTGTCGTCGTTGTTTGCGGCGGCTTCGTCGCCCCGATCATCATCGTGTTGGTGAACACGATTGGCGGCGATGGGAAGGTCGTCAGAAAATCGGGAAATTTCGCGGTCCACGCGCTCACGGTCCTAATCAGAGGAATACCGGCGACCGATGGGGGAACAGCAGCGGCTGCAACAGCAGGCCCCACAAGATCGCCGATGGGAACGGTGCCGATAGGCGGCGGTGTTGGCGGCGGAAAGTTGGGGATTGCCTTGTCCGCGCCAATCGGCGGCGGTGGCACGATAGGCGCGAACGCGGGAAAGAACGCAAGTGAAGGACCCGCTGTGAAAGTAAGCGCGGCTGCAGCGGCTGCTGTTGTAGCTTGACTGGTGCGATAGGTGCCAGCCCCTCCGATGGTGGTGCCCGCCGTCTGTGCGAGGATCGTGGTTCCGGCCGGAATGCCGGTCCCTGTGACGGTCATGCCGAGTTGGATTTTGCCCGCTACGCCAGTGACCGGCAGGCTTGTGCCGCTCGCCCCGCCCGTCCCGACGACGCCGGTTACCGGCGGAAGCAAGGCTAACGGTTCTGGGGTTTCTACCACCTCACGGGGCACGGGCATGGCGGTCCCCAAATTAGCCCGGTTCCCGGCGCGCGCGACTCGCTCTCGAACGCGCGCGGTTGGCGGGGGAATGGGAAGTTCGGATTAAGCTGCCTTGCGAATGGAGGATCGAGCAGATGCGAGCATGGGATGACGTAGACCGGCCACCGCGCCGGGAACGCTACCATGCCCGATGCTGGACGCGAGAACGGCGCAGCGCACGGCGACAAAAACATCTGACGACCTCATGGTCATGGAGGTGGCGCGGCCGGGAAGCCTGCTGCACCGCCAGTGATGCCGGTGATAACCGCGCCCGTCGAGGGCTTGCTGCACACCAGATTGAGCGCCGTCAGCGAGAGGCCGACTGATGCGATTTGGCCTTGCGGGATCGTGCTGTACCAGCCAGTCCAGGCGAAGTTGGCGTCCTCATGGATGACTAGGGTGATGTACTTGGAGTTAAACCCGAAAGCGGTGCCCACCGGGCAGTTGAGGTCAAAGAAGATCGGGGTGTCACCGAGAAGGAGGCCACGGAAGCCACTGTTCACCGGATCGTCCTTGCCCCACCTGCTCGATGGGTCGTTGTTGTAGCGTTCGACTGTCATAAAATCGGTCAATAATGTTGTCCAATCCTCGACCGACATCACCACGAAATCTAGCGCCTCACCGCCCGCGTGCTTGACCGCCTTGAGCAGGGTCGGGATGAACGTAGCGCGCGTAAGGATCGCACCGGCAGTTGCGATGGAAAGCCCCGCCCAGGTCGGATAGGTGGCGCGGTCAAGACCGCCGTACACGCCGGTCGCGCCGTAGGCGTCATTCAAGCTGAACATCTGCAGCACGTTCGCGGTAGGCGGTCCGAACAGGGCCGTCGAGAGCGAGTTGAGCGCGGAGTTCTTGATGTCGTTGAGTTTGAGCATCAGACGGGATGCGACGGCGATAGCATCTTGGGTCACAAGTTGCTCAAGGCCGAGTGAGGACACAGGTGTCGCCAAAGCGCACATGTTAAATTCGGCATTCACCGTCGCCGCCACGTCGGTCGGCAAGTTGAACTGACCTGCGGGGCCAATCCAGCTTGACGCCACGTACTGTCCCGTCTGCACGGGTTGGGTGTAGGGCGAGACACCGCCCGATGCGCGGATGGCATTTCTGAGCAGTAGCGCCAGCAGCGGGTTCTGTCGGTACAGCAGAACGACCACCATTTGCGCGAACACGCGGCGCACGGTCGCTTGCAGTTCTAGCCCGATTGGACCGCTCGGGATGATGCCCGAACCCAATATTGGCATTTCGACCTCCTGCCCTAGAAGTTGCCGCCTCGCGTCGCCTTTTCATCCTTGCGGAGGGCGGCGAGGATTTCTTTCCGCGCCCACTTCTCAGGATCAGCCGAAATTTCGGCAAAGCCCTGCTGTTGTGAGTGGTTCCAGAAATGATCGCGGCCATCGTCCGCGTCTGCTTCACTCTGCTTGGGTTCTTTGGAGGCACGGTAGCTTGCCGCTACCTCGTAATCACCGATGTTGCGTTCGAGCATGAACTTTTCCAGGTCGGCCATGCCCTCGTCGGTGAAGCCGTACTCTTGTTTCGTTTTGGCGCGTAGATCAGTAAAGCGTTTCTCGTTTTCCTCGTCCTTGCGTGCTTTTTCGGCTGCGTCGCGTTCTTTCTTGTCGTCGTCCAGGCGTTTGGTGAACTTGTCCTCGATGTCGAGATCGGGGATTTGCATGTCCGGGTATTTTTTCTTGATGAGGCGCTTGGCCTCCATCGAGAGCGCGGGGTCGTTGTAGATTGTTTCGACAAAATCGGCGACTTGCTGTCTGCCCTTGAGGAAATTGTATTCCTCATCCTCTATTTCGCGCTTGGCCATGGCAGTCTCACTGCAAGGGGGTAAGATCGCAAACCCCGTTAACCGTGTTGTCATCAATGTACGCTAGAACGTCATCCATGCTCTTTTGGATGACGACCAGATAGCCAGATGCCGTGCCCTGTAACCCCCACTGATAAATGATGTTTGTGGTGGTCTTATTCCCCGGCGGCGTTCCTATGGTCCAAGCCGCTACCATCAACGGGTAATCGCCGTCGTTGAATTTCAATATCATGGTCTGCGCTCAGTTGCTGTTGGTCTTACCAATGATGCTGGGCTGCAGCGGCACTCCACCTTCCGGTTTCGGGACAACTTTCGGGATCGCACCCCACTCGCTCACCTCCGACTGGGTGTCCACCTGCAGGATCGTGCGCGGGGGTGTCTCCGGCGGTGTCGTGATCGGGGGATCGTAACTGCGGTTCTGCGCCATAGCTGTACTCCCACATCCACAGGGGGGTTGGAACTACGTAGGTCGGATTAACCAATTATCACGCTCCCGGTAACGGCGTCGAGGGCATTGGTGCTTGCGGCATGGCTCCGGCGGGCATACCCGCAGGCTGACCGCCCTGTTGGGCACTGGCCTGCTGGCCCATAATCTTTTGCAGCAGCGCGTTGCGAACGGTGTTGCGCAGCATGTCCTGCAACTGAGTTTGCTGCACGCCCGATGTGGTCCCACCCTGCGCAACGTGCTTGCTCAAGGAGTTGAGGGCGCGCAGGGCGTCGCGGTGAACGGGGCTACCCGGCATCAGTCCCGGCAGGGCTTGCTGCAGCAGCGCAAGCGCGTTAGTCACCATCGTAATTGACGACGCCTGATCGCCTGGACCGGGGGCGCTTACCTGTGGACCAGTCTGGCGACGTGACAGTGCTGCTAGAACTGGCCCTCCTCCTGTCGGTGGTGCGCCTGCTGCGCCTCCTGCTGCCGCCGCGTCAGGAGAGCCAGCGCCAACCGCCGGGTCCTCAGTGATGCTTTCGCCAACACCGTCCGCCATGGGGCACGCAAGCTAATCCCTATCTTTGCCGCCGTCTACCGGCACGTCCACCTCTGCTCGTTCCCGGTAGCTGCAGCACGTCGCGCACGATCTCCTCGGTCTTTTCTGCCTGTGCGGCTTGCGCCTGTGCCTTCTGGCGTTGACGCAGGCGAGCAAGCAGCAGTTCGGCACCGGGCGGGTGCAGCATGTGGATCAGGTCCTCGCTGTCGATGGCACCGGCACGGGCCAGGGCGATGGCAACCTGACGATTGTCCTCGGCGAACGCGGGCGAGGCGCTGTGGCTGTCCACCTGCACCTGAAAATCGTCGGGGAACTCCTTGAGGATGAACTCTTGGCCCTTGTCGGTGCGATAGATGCGCGGGTCCATCGCCTGCATGATGCGCAGCGACAGGTAACCGCTTTCGGCAAGCTGGCGTTCAACCCGCGCCGCTTGATCTATGAGGCGCGGGGATGACGTGCGGACTAGCGTCTGAGCGTGAACGCCAGCACGCACTCCTGGTTCACCCTGACCGCTCATTATCGGGGAGAACCCACTCGCTTCCTCGAACAGGCCCAACAGGAACTGCAATTCCTCCATGTACGCGGGAGGGGGCGGGTCGAGGAGCTTGCTCGCCTTGGCATTCGGATTGGGGTCGTTGATGAACCCGCCCTCCGAAATGATCTTGAGATATTGCTCCTCGGTTAAGGACGTGAAGCCGGAGAACACCTGCGGCGCGTTGACGTTTCGGTCCCACATCACCTTGAGATCGCGCAGGCGCTTGTTCAGCACGTCCTGCAGCATCTGCACATCGGAAATGTACGACCGTCCCCAGAAATATCCTGGGGTAATTTGCGGCTGAATTTTGATGAACGACGAGCGGCCAGGAACCTTCGACAGATTTCTCCGCGTCAGGTCGCCCTCGATGATGACATCTGGGTAGACCACCTGCATTGTGGTGTAATCTCCACCCCGCTCGCGGTCCTTGATCCATAACTCGCAGAATTTCACGGTCGGCGTGAGGCGACGATTGGGCTTCCATGGCGTTGGCACCGGGAATACATTAACGATACCGGCGGCCTCGGAGCGGGGCGCACCACCGGGTTCCCCCAGTGGGTTCAGCCCCCCGACAACCATCTGGTGAAAATAACTCGGCTGCTCCTCGTCCTTGGTCGTCGGGCGTCCAGCCTCGACACGCTTGAGTATCTCATCCTTGCGCGGATGCTGTTCCAGTATCGTGCGCAGGCGCGACATCGTGGGATAGGTGACGTGGCAGAACGCCTCTTGCTCGTTGAGGTCGAGGATCGTCTCCCCCAGCACACCGAAATTCTGCGGATGAACGGGTGCGAGCTTGAAGCCTTCGTCGTGTGGAAAGTGTTTGAGTAGCTGACAGCCGTTGACCATCGACCACGTTAGCGCCTCGGAGAACACCACATCACTGTCGGTCGAGCGGTAATCGGCGGATAGCTTCTCCGACACAAGCTGCGCGCGCGACAGCACATGCTCGTCCTCGCCCGTGTCGAACACGACCTGAAAGCGAACGTCGGTCGGCTGCATCAGGAAGCCGGACAATTTGTCGATGAAGGGCTTGGTCTTGTTGTAGATCGCGGCGCGTTCGTCGTAGGTGCCCATGTAGTAATACTGGGCGGCGCGAGTGTAGACCATTGCGCGCTCATCGACCGAGGCCATGCACTCGTCAATGACCTCCTTCACCCACTGTTCGAGGGTGCCTTCTCTATCGGAACGCGGTATCTTGAGCACGCCACTCAACCTCTCGATAGATTGCGTTGAGTTGATCGGTGATCGCGAGCGAGGCTTTCGGGTTGCTGTGGCATTTCCACAGGAACTCCTCGTAGGCGATCAGTTCTTCCATCGACATTTTGCTGATGTACCGAAACGGCACAAGGCGCGGACCCCGCACGCTGCGCACGATGATCGGCATCACCACACCTTCATGGCTCGCTTTTTCGAGTTTGCGATCAGGTCCGGCTCGGCCCCGGTCTTGAGATTGTGCTGCAGCACATCCAAGCCGTTGCCGTATTTCAGTCTCGTCTCTCGCCCAAGGGCAATGGCCGCTTCCAGGGTCTGGTTTGCAGCCTGCCAGTTGCTGGGCAAGACGCTGCCCTGATCCTTGTAGCGAACCGTGGGAGTTCGCGCGTGCTTATCCCGCTGCATGTCGGCGACGTGATAGTCGTTGGCGGCGATGTCCTCGGCGATGTCGCGGGCGCGCACGATGTTCGAGCCGCCAATGGCGACAGGCTTGAACTCCTGACGCATGGGGTGCTTCGCACACTCCGGGCATTCCGGCGGTGGGTCGTCCCACTGCTCCTGCGTCAGCACGACCTCCATGATGTGGTTGCACTGCTCGCAGCCGTAGGTGCGGACGATGGGCATCACACCACCTCTCGTGTGAACAGAAAGTGGTAAAACCCGCCCGACTCGAAAGCGTGGTAGGCCAGCCATCCCTCAAGCCCAAGGGCGTTGAGTTGGGAGGTCACGTCCTCGGCGGTCACCCCGATTTGGATTTCAAGGTGGTTGTATTCGTACTTCTTGATCGGGGCGCTTTCTACCGTGGTCCCAATCCTGGGACGCGATCTCGTCTTGCGCTTTTTCGCTCGTTTCACAGCGGCACCGATCCAAGATCGCCGGGAGCGGGGTGGTCGGAAGGATATGTGATGTCATCGTCTGTACGCGGCGTTCCATCGGCTTGACGGGTAATCGCCACATTGGCCCACATCGCGACCTCGCGCAGCTTGCGCAGCGTGTAGGTCTTGTCGGGGCCATCCGGCAAGGATCGCTCTAGCACGATGAAGTACATGCGCGCCGCCGATCTTAGCGCCGCCATCTGCGCCATCTGTCTTTCGGTCGGCTTGAGGTAGTCGAACAGCAGGGGATCGTACATCAGTATTTCCCTTTCATGTTTGTGTTCCAGTAGCTGCCGGGGCTTGGTGAACTGGCAAACCGCTCGACCTCCTCCTCTGGAACATTGCGCAAGATGTAGGTTGCGCCGCCTCCGTGGAACCTGACGAAAAGACTGTGATCCAAATCATCCCACTCCAAACTTGCGATAGCACTGCTCGTAACCGGGTAGTTGACCAGGGGCATCAGAACCGCTCCCGCCGCTCCCTCGCCTTGCGGTTAATCATCGCCATGTGCTGGCTGAACGCAAACGAAAGTATC